TAGTGGGAAACTTAACATCATCAAGAGAAGTAGCTGTCTTAGTTATATCTCGTAGGTCTTGACGATACTTTTTCCAAGCATCTGATATTGTTAAGTCTGAACTAGCCATCCAATCTGTTTCAGATAATCTTTTGTTTCTTTCTTCTCTTAATAATCGCATTGGTTCTGCGTCTTCTAACTCTTTCTTCTTGTCGCTTACAGCTTTCCAAGTTGTACCAAAGTCACTAGGATTTGCACTTTCTATGCCTGAACCATTGCTATCTACTCCAGTTACTTTACGAAACATAGTGTTAAACTCTGCTTCGCTTGTAGGCTCTCCTATGAGTACCCATTCTGTAAGACCTAAACTTTGTAATGCTTTTGCTATGTCAGTCATTGCCCTATCTCCAACAATGTTATAGAAGACTTTGTGTTTCCTTGACTTGAGGAGTTATTATGATTTCTATTCATATACCAACTTCCTGCCGCTGTATTAACTGTACCTTGTACTTTATATGTAACTGCTGAAGCAGTTGCAGGAGCATCAAGGGTAGTCGCTGTAAAATTTTTAATTTCGTATTGATACCCAGTAATATTAGCTTCTGTATTAAGAAACCCCTGTTTCATGCTTGTATCTGTACCTGCAAATATGTTTGTGCTTCCTCTAAGTAATTTACACCCAATGTTCATTCCTACCTCTTGATGACCTATGTTAAGACATACCTGTACCAATATTTTGTTGCTTGAGCTTACAGGTGTAATTGTTGCTGTCATTCCAGTAAGGTCAACATAAGATGTTGAAGTAAGAGTTTGCCTTGTATCTGTTTCAGCATATATAACTTGTATCACATGACCTGCACTTGAAAATACACCACCACTACTAACAGTAGCTGCCGTAGTACCATTCGTGTGCTTTATATTTTGTACTAGAAGATTGCTCATAATACTGCTACGTTCCCTCCATTATTAATCGTCAGTGTCACACCACTTGCTATGGTCAACGGACCTGTGACGTTAGCATTTTCTGTAGCTTCTATTGTGACATTTGTATCTAACGACTGTGCATTGGTTCTAAACATGCCACCATGCTTAAACGTACCTTTGTTTGCTTCTGGTGGTACAATGCTGTGGTCAGCTATGCCAAGGTAATTTACAAAGATATTGCCTGTTCCTGATGAAGGTGCTGCACTAAAGGTCAGTGTTGTACCGTCAGGAATTGTATAAGCACTGCTGTCCTGCACTACACCGTCTACAGATACTAAAACATCCTGAACATTAGAGACTGTCTGTGACAGCGTAAATGTGGTGTCAGAGCCATCACCATTAAACCTCTGTACGGATGGTATGGCGTGAAAGCCTGATTGTACTTGATTGCCTATGTATGCCATTAGGTTATTTCCATTATGCTTAGTGACCCTGAAAGTTTATCTGCGACTGAGCAGTCTATTCTTAATACGTCTGTTGTTTCTAATATAACTTTACCACCTGATAACAATTCTAAAGAAGAGCCTACAGGTATGGGTACATCTTTGGCTAAAAAGGCTGTACCATTTGTAGCACCTCTGCCACCTCCTGATGTATCACTAACAAGTTCTACTTCTGCTGTAACCTGTGAAGTGTGTATGTTGGTTAATATAAGACCTATGACAACCGTTGTTGTACTAGAAGGTGTAGTATAAACCGTGTATGGTGTACCTGCTGCGTTTGGTTCAGCTGCAAAAGTAACCACCTTAAATGTATTTGCCATATTTGTTTCTCCTTATCCTAATGCGATGGCTAATGCTGTTGGGTCATCTGTGGTAAACCCTGCACTTGATAGATATGTTTTAACATCTGTTAAGGCTACCTGTTTCATTGTACCATTATCGTTTGTTACAACTCTGTCTGCATCAACTAATGTGGTTGAACTTGCTGCCGTACCCCCATCCATAATGTTTAGTTCGGCTGCTGTTGAGGTTACATTTGTTCCCCCTATATCAAGTGTTGTCATTGAGACTTCACCTGCTACTGTGGCTATACCATCTGCTAATGTTATTAAGTCTGTGTCATCAGTATGACCAATAGTAGTGCCATTAACTATTACATTGTCTACTGTTAATGTTGTAAGTGTACCTAATGATGTTACGTTTGCCTGTGCTGCAGTTTGTAGTGTACCAGATAATTGTGTTGCTGTCAACCTTCCTGTGCTAGGATTGTAAGTTAAATCACCATCTGATTCTAAACCAATGTTTCCACCGTCTACATCACCACCTGATGTAAATATGATAGCATTGTCTTCATTTGTGCTTTCGTTGTCACTAATAGTTACTGTTGTTGCTACGGCTGCTGTAGTTGCATTTGCTACTGTTACCCCTGCGATTACAGTGTTAAGTGCTGTACCCCCTACAGTTATAGCGTCTGCTTCTAGCGTTCCATCAATGTCTGCATCACCACTGATGTCAAGGCTAGTAGCTTCTATTTCACCACTTGTTTTAAATATTACATTATCACCACCATCTACCTCAAAGATAATCTGATTGTCTGTGCCAAACTTTATTCTGTTATCAGCATCTCTACCTATTTCTAAACTAGAGTTTACTACAGAGGTAATTCCTGTTTGGGCTGCATCTACTGCCATTGTAACTGTTGTTGATGAAGCACTTGAAGATAAACCTGTACCACCTGCAATGGTTAATGTCTCACTGTCCAAGTCAATGTCAATAGTGCCACTGTCAGTGGTTACATCTAAATCTTCTGCTGTTAACTGTGTGTCAACGTAAGCCTTTACAGATTGCTGTGTGGGTACAAGAGTAGCACTGTTAGAAGCCATATTGTCTTCATCTACAAATGCTGTAATAGTTATTGAGCCATCAGATAAACTACCGTATGTAACTGTACCTGTGGTTGTTATTGCTGATGAACCATTATCTATTGCACCAAAGCCACTTGATATAGAACCACTGTTTAATGCACCTGTTGACACAAGGTTAGGCATTGCTGTAATTTCATCATCAAGATAGGCAGCTAAAGTTTGCACAGTAGTTTGTGCCATAGTGCCACCGTGATTCATTACAATACCATGTCCGTCTGATACAGTAGTTGTTCCTATAGATGTGTTACCATCAACTATGTTAAGCTCTGTAGATGTTGCGTCAACTGCTGCTAGTTTTGTAAAGTCTGCTTGTACTAATCCTGACACACCGTCAAGTAGGTTTAGCTCAGTAGCAGTAGATGTTACGTTTGTACCACCTATGTCTAGTGTAGTCACAGATATTTCACCTGCAACTGTAACAACACCATTTGCTACTGTAATTAAGTCAGTATCATCTGTATGTCCTATTGTAGAACCGTTGATGACAACATCATCTATATCAAGTGACCCACCTGTAATTAATCCTGTGGTAGTAAGGTTGCCTGATAAATCTAAAGCACCATTCATATCAATGGTTGTGGCTGCTATCTGTATTTCTGTATCTGCTACGAGGTCAAGCTGTCCGTCTGTGCTAGAATTAATATATATAGCTGTGTCACGGAACTGTAGCTTTTCTGTGGATGCTACGAGTATATCATCAGAGAACTCAAAGTAATCTTCGTCTTCCATCCACTTGAGTACACCGTCATTTGATTCACCATCAAAGGTTAATGTAATATCTGTACCTGCTGTGCCATCCCCTAGTGTAAGAGATGTTCCAAGTAGTTTAGTAATAGGACCACCTTCAGCAGTAGTGCCATCGTGTGTGTGTCCTGAACTTGATGCAAAGGCGGCTAATAACTGATTAAACTCGTCATTAGTATGTGCTGCTGTGATTGTATCACCGTCAGAGTACGAAGACTGTCTTGTGTATGTTGCTCCCATTTACCTTCTTGCTCCTAATTGGTATTCTAGCTGAAACCCTTTTAACGAGTATGGTGCTGTTTCTCCACCATCATTTACTCTTAATGCTACGGCAAAGCCTGAACCTTCTACTGCCTGTCTTACGAGTGGCTGTGATGCACCACCATACGTTCCAAACCCACTAGATGAACTACCATATGTTGTTACTCCATATACAGCAGCGATATCGCTTGAATCTAATTCGTATGCCGCAGGTCTTGCTGAATCTTTAGCTTCGTAGTCATACCTTAAAAATAAATCAGCGTCTATTGTTGATTCAGGTGCGTAGTTAATAATAACACGTTGCATGTGCTTTCGTATACCTGCATCCCCAAACGTCATGTCAGGGCTTCTGTACTTAGCGTTTATTGCTGTGCCATCAAATGTGTTACCTGACTCTTGCCTGTATACGTAGCCATTATCGTAGTCACCGTGAAGTATTATAACGTCACCTGCTTTTACAAATCCATCTGTAGATGCAGGTCTTATACCTCGAAGTTCTGAAAACTCAAATGATTGTCCTTTTAAAACACACGCTACACCTTTTGTGCTATTCTTTGCGACTGCATCTTTTGTAAAGAATATTCTGTATTGTGTTCTATCAGGTATTACCACACTTTCAAACTCAGATGCACTTGATAGGTTGTCGTCAAATATAGACTGCACGTTAGAGCTAATAGTACCAAGTTCAACGTCACCAATTCTTGCTGTACCTGCTACCGTTCTTAAACCATCAGGACCTAAGAAGATTAAGTCTCCTGCAAATTCCTGTATCGTGTCTCCGTTTATACAACCAATGTCTCTCGTTACGGCTGATATGGCAAAGTCACTTGACGTACTACCACTTAGTTTAAATATTCTGTTTTCACAAAAGATAAATAAATTATCACGGAAAACTTTTAGTCCTGTTATGGTGTCGTCTACTTTTATTGTTCCTGCACCACTGCCACTACTAAAAGCGTCTTCATCAAAGGGCTGACTAAATACTAAGGTCTGTGGTGTTGTAGACTTCCCTGCGTAGAACATGTGACTTTTAAATGCTACTACAAACTTAGAACCTTCTACTGTACTTTCACTTACGTCTGTTGCCGACATTGATGTGTTAAAGAAGGTAGGAGCATTTGCCCCATCTACTACTATTAACTTACTATTACCATCAAAGTTGTAGCGTTCAAAGTTATACTTACTTGCACTTGTTCTACCACTATCTCTACTTGTCCAACTTGAGCCACCTGCTGTAGCACTATATATACTTGTTCCTCTTGCTGCTACAACGAAGTCACCAAAAGTTGCAACCATTAAAATCTTTTCACTAGCAGAGCTTGTATATGGTACTACGGCACTTACATATTTACTAAAACCGTTTATTCTTCTGTAACCACCTTCAATGTCAGGCTCAAAGTTTTGTAACTCTAATGCTTCTCCTGGTTGCATCATAAAGGTTGATCTGTTTAAAACTAATCCACCTTCACAGTTAAACGCAGCAGGTGCTGTCTGTGATAGATCAGGCATACTAGTTTAGTGCTCCTGAGCTAAAGTACCCTGTAGGTTGTTGTATCATTGTAGAACGAACATACTCGTATTTGTTTACAAGTAAGCTCTGCATGTTTTTTATGCCCTGTTCAAACCTATCAAAATTAAGTTGATACTGTGTGGTTTCCCCTCTGTACTGATACACAAAAGCCGTAGCTCCATCTACAATTACAGGATCAAATCGTGCAGGTATTGTTGTTGTGTCTCCATGTGCAGAAAGATCTGTTGGAAAAGCAAAATAGTCATACTTTAATGTGTATGCTCTGTTAGGAAACGGAAACAAAAGGAAGTTGTTGTCTAATGTCCTAACTATATATCTAGGAACAGCACCATTATCAAATTGTGCAACGGATGTACCATTGTCATGTGTAGCTGCTGTTGTTCCGTTAGCACCTCTTGTACATCCTGTTAATGTATTTGTGCTAATGCCTGTGTATGTTATCTCTTCGTTTTCTATGAAGATTTTTCCAGTGCTGTCAAAGCCTGTAGAACTTGTAAGATCTATTTCTGTTTCACTAGCGTCTAATGCTTCTGCTAGTGTCGTTGTTACTATTTCGTCTTCTTGTGTTATGTTCTCGTTATTAATATATTCATTGTACTGCACTATACTTAAATTTGCACCGGATGCTCCTATAGTGCTATTCTTAACTATTCTAGCTGTATTATAATCTACATGCTTGGCATCAGTAGGTATGCTGTACCTAACTATTCCTGGAGATAGTGTCTGTGTTTTTGTGGTGTGATTAAAGGGATATTGAAACTCCCTTTGATTAATATATCGTATAGATTCGTTAACAGCGTTTTGTGCTTGAATCTGTATACCTCTCGCATTAGAGAAGTTAGAAGAGGTGAGTTGCACTTCGTTTAGTCTTGCTAATACACTATTTGTTAATGATAAAAAAGTTGCCATTCACCTTTGTCCTGATAGTGTAAGGGGCAAGTCAATCCTGTTACACCTGCCCCAAACAGTTTATAAATTTAAGCTAGTAGATCCCTGTCTACTTCATTAGCTCCATCTGCTGCAAAATGAACAGTGCTTTGATTACCCATAGCATCTATATCCATTAATATAGCAAATATGCGAATCTGCCCTGTGTTAGGGGCAGTTGAAGTAGCCTGTAGCTCAAGGTCAATAGTATCAGCAGATGAACCTACAAAAAAAGGAACTCCTGCTTCTGCTGAAGGTGTAAGATAGCCAAGACCTGATGACAAATTAGATGCGTCATCATCAATGTCTACGGCTGCTACATACTGGTCAACATCTGTTATACCTAAGTTAACAGTGTTGCCATCAGCAGCTGATTGAACTGATTCAATCATTTCTGCTCCTGCTGTTAATACCATAGTATTAGCAGGTACAGTGATTGCCTCAACTATATCTCCTGCACTAAGGGCATCTAGATCAGCGTGTCCGAAATCTATAGTAGTTTGAACCATGTATGGTTTTCTACTTGGATTACCAACACCTCTAGCATCAACTTTAAATGTACTAATTGTAGCCATTGTATAATCCTCCCTTACGCTGCGTTATATTTGGCAGTCACGATAGCTTCTGGTCGAAGTATCTTTCTACCATATAAGTGCATACCTCTAACGATGTCAGCAAAGCTGTCAGGGTCACGATATGTTTCAGTTTTACTGAGTTGTTCAGCAGTCGCAACAGCAGAACCGTGTCCTGCAACAATAACACCATAGTTAGCGTTTTGGTTGCTAGTTCCTGATGTTCCTGCACCTGTACCAACAGCAGGTAGGTTGCTAGACACGTATAGTCTAAAACCTGCAAGGCTAGTTAGGGCAAGTCCATTTTTTAGTTCGGCTGCATTGAAGTCAGCATTTACCATCTTCGAGTTTTCGTCACCTAGTAACTCCATGAAGATTGGGTCAACAACTAACCATCTGTCCTGCGTATCAACTTGTTGTTGATTCAACAGTCTAGCCATTCGGTTAATAATAACCATTGGAGTAACAGCAGCTGTAGAAACAGAAGTTGCACCTGGGGCTAGATTTTGAACAGGGATTGAGTGGTCATCAGCAGATGAAGTAGTAATGCTTGCAAATGAACCCTTTTTCAACTTCATTGAAGTTAGAAGTTCATCTGTCCCTGCAGTAGAAACTGCAACACTACCATTAGTAGAGGTATTAACTCCATCAGCTACAGCGTGTAAGCTTGACTGTGCATAACCTGAAAGATAACCAAGAACTTCTTGGTCATACTGGTCAGCTAGTCTATATGCAGCTCTATCGGTTGCGAGTTGCATAAAGTTTACGTGACTGTGTGCTTCCTCAATGTCGTCCATTTTGAAAGCGTAGTAGTTAGACTTGTCCACAGTAAGTGTAAAGTCTTCGTCATCAAGATCTTGTGCTGTGACTTGTGTGCCACGAGCATAAGCCTTAACTGAAATTTCAGGTTCTTTAATAATCCTGACTGTATCGCCCTGATTAGAAATTTCCCCAAAGTAGTCGGAGTTGGTTATATCACCAACAACAGTTGACTTACGAAACGCAAGTTGTACCTGTTTGGAATAGATTACAGGACTAAAATTACCATTAGGTAAGTTTTGATAGCCTGTAGCACTTGAAAAAGCCATAATGAATCCTCCTTATTGGCTAGGTTAAGAACTAAACACTTCGCTATCAGAGGCTACGCTTTTTTAGAGTTGCATCGTTATTTGATTACATGATTTCAAATGAGATGGGTCTATACTTGTCGTAGGTAGTCAGACAATATATGTTTGTACGTGTTAGTTATATTTAGAAAAAATGCCTTGTCAACACTTTTTTATCGTGCTGCACCAGATAAATCATAAACAAACTTACCTGTTCGCATTGCTTCCATAATTGCTTCTTGATTTTTAGCATAATCTTTGTCTGACATTTTATCTACTTGGGATTCCCTAATGTAGTTGTTAGACTCGTCTGCTGTCGGAGAAGCTTTAGAGCGAGTGTTTACAGCAGAAGCTGCAGACTTATTATTGTCGCTCTTTTTAGTTGAGATACCTGCATCTATTTTGTACAAGTCTATAACTCGTGCAACAGACTTAGCGTCATCAACATTCTCGTAGAGAGCGTCCTGCACCCACTTAGGTTGTTCCTCTGCCCAATCGTGGAACGCATCCTCCTCTCTTATCTGTGAAAAGTCAGGATGTAGCCTCATAAGTTCAGCCTCAGCTTTTTCTTTTGTAGCCTCCACCCTCATTTTTTCTATATTTTCTAGCCGTTTGTCAAGATCACTTGATCTTTCTCTAGCTTTTTTATCAGCTATTGTTTCAACTATACCTGCAACGTCAGGGTATTTTTTAGCCCACTCAGCTATTTCATCTTCAGACTTGGGTAATACCAACTCGTTTCTAGTAGCTTTTGATAATTGAGTTTCGAGAGCTTTAATTCTCTCATCATTCTTCTTATCTTTGTCTGCCATGTGTCTACGCAGATCACCGTATCTTTTCTTAAAAGATAGTTCCTCTTTAGAAAGATCCTTATCCTGTGCCTGTGCTTCCTCTCCCTCTTTAGAAGCAGATGCTTCTTTGACCTCTTCAGTAGGTGCATCACCTTCTTCTTTGGCTTTGAGAAGTTCTTTAAGCTCCTCTTCGTCTTTTTTAATACGATCTGCGTTTTTATTTTTGCGTGGGCGTGGATCAACAAACCCTGCTACTTTTACTTTTTCTACATTTTCTAACTCTGGCATATTCATTACTCCTTTTGTTGGGGCTGACAATCATTCCTGTCAGGTCGCCTTCGTTTTACTATTAAAGAGATCTATAATTCTACCTGTAATATATGTTATAGGGTGAAACACCTTACACCATATGTTACCTATAAGATCATCTTTCTCCTTAGTTTTTATGTGTCCACTCTTACTTAACACATGTTTTAGGTGTTGCGTTCTTCTCTGTGCTAACCATCCACCACTATTGGTTAGCGTCTTACTCTTTCTCATTCCCTTCACCCAAGGCATAAACAGGAAGTGATAGCCTCTTTGATGATAAGGAGTAAGGTGAGTTCTAGTGTGCAGACCCCATATGTTTATGGACTGCTTCCAATCGTCTAGTTGTGTTTGTCGATACATTTCTGTGCAGACTATTTTGTCATCACTGCCTCCTCCTGTAGAGCCTCCTCCACCTGTAGAGCCTCCTCCACCTGAAGATTCGTTTTCTTCTTCTTGTAGTACATCAGTTAGTGTTCTATATTGATAACCCCCCTGTTTAGCAGCTTGTTCAGGGCTTACTTTTTCACGCAACTTTTTATGTCTTTCAAAGTCTCTTTTTCTTTGCGTTTCAAACTCTGCTTCAATGCCTACGCTTACAGCGTCACCTAAACTCATTCCTGAATCTAAAGCTGACTGTTGAGCATTTCTTCTTGCTGTTTGTGTTATTGCATAATCTCTAGTTTGTGAATTTGTTTTTAAAGATTCTAGTTTGGGTGTTGGTGCTCCCCCTTCTTGAGAAGCTGTTGGTGTTGGTGCAGTCGGTGTTAACTTTCCTCCCATAGCACCTGGCGACATACCTAAGGGCTGTCTACCACCCATAGCACCAGGAGATAACCCTAAGGGTTTTGTTGGTGCTTTTTGTACAAAAGGTTCTTTTTTACTTGTTCCTGAAACAGTACCCATTGTAGGAGCAGTAAATGTTGTTCCTGCTAAGTCTTGTTTAGGTAATGCAAAAGCCTCTTGTGTCTGCATGTCTTGTGCTGTAACAGGAGAAGTAGGAGGCAATCCTACTGTGGGTGCTACAGGAGGACCTTGTACAAACGGTAAATTAGATTGTGGTACATTTACATCCAACTTAGGAGTTGTTACTTGTGGCTTTATTATGTTTTGAAAACCAGGAGGTCCAAAGTATTCCGGTGTAGCTCCTCCAATGTCAGAACCTGCAGGTATATTTTGAGCCGCTTTCCTAAGCATATCGTCTGTTATAGGAGGAGGTGTATAAGGCACTCCTAGCGTTTGAGGTCTATCGTATGTTGGTGCAGGACGTTGAGTGGTAGCTGTTTGTGCTACTGCCTGTCCTGTTTCAAGAGGAGACATAAGAGGTACACCTGCAAAACTCACTGCTCCTTGGTCTGTAGTACCTTCGTAAGGATTAGGATTGTACACCTTACGATCTTTATTACCTGCTGTGTTAAAAGTATGTTTGCCGTGTTTAGTTCTATTTACATCTTGAGTCTTATCGTCTTTTACACCTCTAGTTTTTTGCGTTTCTAAATTAGCAAAACCTGTTGCTGACATAAAATTTTTAATTTCTGTGGGATTGTATCCTGCTTTACGCAACTCTTGTTTTAATTTTATAGGATTTTGTGCCAAGTCTATCGCTGATTTTGCCACTGCCATATTAGATGTAGTGAACTGTCTTGGATCTGTTATTAATCCTTTGCCAACAGGCTCAAACTGAAAGCCTTTACCTTGGTCAATTGCTCTTTTAACTTTACCTCCTAAGATATCTCCAACACCTGTTTCTTTCATGCCCCCATATATTATATCAACTAAATCACTACTAGAAGTATAAAACGTAGAAGAACTGAAGTTTTCATCTAAAACACCTTTTCTATTTAATATTGCTCTAGCAACCAAAGCCTGTCCTATTAAGTCTTCTTGCCCTGCCTCTGTTACCACTATTCTTTGAAGCAAGTCTTCATAATTTCGTTTAGTGTTGTTTGTTTTTAATTCAGCATATCCTGGTATCATATTTTCTATTTGGTCAAGAGTAGATGCTGAAGCACTCATGTCAAACATATTAAATGCAGGTGCTTTTTTAGTGGAATCTATATTGCTTTTTGCTTTATCGTACTCTGCCCCTAAACCTCTAAACATTCCTTTTTGTGTAGTTTGTTGTTGTTTAGGCATAGCACTGTCTTCTGGTCTGCTTCCTAGAGCACCTAGTCCCTCCATAGGACTTTCTCCAAAAAAATCTCCTGTTGGGGGAGGTGATAAATCTTTCTCCGTAACAGGGGCATCTGTTTCTCCTGCTTTGTAGTACGGACCAGGGAGTTCAGCTTCTTTAAAGTTAGCTAGGTCAGGCAATAAGTCTTTTTCAAATCCCTTTTGCTCAAACAAGGGAACTCCTTGTATAGTTTCTCCTTTGCCTGTTACAGCATTTATAAGAGCTTCCGTCATACTTGTGTTAGGAGCAACCATCATAACTCTTTGTAGCGTTAGTTTCTCTTGTGAGGATAAGGGCTGTTCTGTTGCAGGGTTAACCCCTGAACGTAATGCTTTTTCTGCAAAAGAACGAGCTGCCTTTTCGTTCATCCTTTGTAAAAACCCAACAACAGGTATCTTAGATGTTACATCTGCTATTCGGCTATCTGAGTTTTTAACAAAGTTCATCCAATCCTCAGAGGTATACTGATCGAAAGACTTACCTGCAGTAGCTGTAGCAGGTTGATTTATGCCTAGTGCTTTATCCACAGCGTCACGTACTATACCGTCTGTACTACTACCTCTAGCTGCCTCAGCTTCACGTTCTTGTCTATCACGTTCATCTGCAGACGGATCAATAGTGCCACCTCGTGTAGTAGTCGCTCCTCCCTCTAAGAAATCAGGTGGAATATATTGCATTGTCTGTCCATTAAAAAAAGGTATGACAACTGTTTTGCCTGTTTTTGGGTTCGTAAAGTTACGTAGCTCAAAGCCTACACCAGGAAAACGTCCTCCTCCTGCACCATAAGGTTGATTAGCTTGGAAGTCAGATCCTGTAACATCAGAGTATGTATCACCTACTGCTCCTCCCTCAGCAAATCCTTCTAGTTCTTCGACAGGAAACGGAAACTCCTCTTGCTCCTCTACAGGCTGTCCACCAATACGTCCATCTTGTTCCATTCTAGCCAAGCCCATCTTAGCTTCATCTCGTAGTTCTTCAAACTTGTCAATGCCATGATAGCGTACAACATCAGCAGGTACAACATACTCACCTTCACTGAGCATTGCAGGTACATCATCTCTAACTTCTTCTGCCATACTACCTGATGGGACTTCGTTGCCACTTACAGGGTCACGTTCTACACCGTCATCAGCGAGTACACCACCCTCATTCATAAACGCAAACTTCATTTGTTCTTGCATTGGTACGACTCCCCCTTCTTTGTATGTTCTTCCTCTTCCTGGAAACTCTCTCTTACCACTCGTGTCAACTCTTAACTCTTTGAGTTTACCTATTCTTTTTACTCGCTCTGCCTTTGGAAGAGTCCTTGCTGCAAGAGCAGAATTAACAACGCCAGGAACTTTAGCCAAAACTAGAGGTCCTACCTGTATTATATCTTTAGCCTCAAACACAGGAAGCATTGTAGCTTTATCGTAAAAGAAACTGTGCCTTTCAGGGTTAAACCCCACTTGAATATAAGAAGGATCTTCTATAGCTTTTTTAGCCATCTCAAAAGCATCCTCGTCAGATACATCTTGCCACTTACCCTTCATTGTAGCAAAAGGTGTTTTTTGTCTTTTACCTTTTCCTATGTCCATTACGTTTGTTGTTTTTTTAGGGGCTTTACCCTCTATATAAAACTCAACATCTTTTAAAACTGCTGTTCTACCGTACTTGGATTTTTTATCCTCTGCTGTTCCTTTAGTCTTTTTTAAAGTAGCAGCCCATATGTCTCTGTTGTTATAAGCAGGTATGTCTAATCTAGCCGTGACCTCTGCTCCTTTTTCTATAGAGCTATCTAGTCCAATAACACCACTAGCTGCTTTGTTTGCATTTTTGACATCTAGTCCTCCCACTAGATCTTCAAAAGTAGGAATCATTGTATCTAAATCTTCTTTATCAAAAGTCGTTGCAGGTTGATTTTCTCTGATGTATCGTCTGTACTCAGTTCCTGTTATTTCATCTTTTTCTAATTGTTCTACCTGTTCAGCAAATTTACGAGTCTGCCTTCTTTTTATTTCTGCCTTTGGAACTAAGTCCATGTCTCTATAATCAGGGTCTTTAGGATCTATGCCAAGTTCTTTTTGTTTTCCCCTCACCCAATTAGTTCTAGCATCTTTATCTTTAATCATTTTAAGAGCTAGGTCTTTATCGTCTGCTTTCCTAAAAACGTCATAAGCAAGCTTACCTAGTCGTGTAACCCCTCGTCCTATTGGCGTTACACCTGCTAGAGCTATACCTGCATCAACAGCAGCCTTACCGTACTGTCCTGCCGCTAGTGATGTACCAACTTCAGCAATATCCATTGCTGTGCCAACAACAGGTAAGTTTCTTGCTATCTTTGAGCCTAGTCCTTTAGCTTTTGCCATTATTCATCATGTCCCTCAGTTGCATCATGCGTCTAAGAGCAGAGATAGCCCCTTGCAATCTGTAAATGTCAGATGGCTTTTCTGTTTGCTCCATTGTGCGTTGATAGTTTACTATAGACCTTTGTAGTTCCTCTACAAAAGCATCCCATAATTCTTTGTTATTCGTTAACTCTTTAATCTTAGACATTACCTGTAAATCCTTGTTCTCCTGGTGCAGGTGCTTGACCTGTACCTATTTGTCCTCCCCCTGCTCCTGTTGGGTCTTGAACATCTGCTCCTGCAGGTGCAGGTGGTGCTCCTCCCTCAGGTGGTTGTGGGGCTTGTTGTTGCTGTGGTGCTTGTTCTGCCTGAAACTTCTTAAATATCTCAGACTGTATCACAGCGTCTTGCAAGCTATTCGTAACCTTATCAGGGTCAAGATCCATAGCTTTTGCAATCTCTCTAATTATATAATCCATCTTGGCAAACGGTGCTAGTGCAGGGTTTGATGCAACCTGTAGGAATTGCATAAGTCGTTGACTTCTTACTTCGTTTGCCATTAGACTTTCTGTACCCTGAGCTTTTACTTCTAGGTCGCCCTTGATGTCAGGGTCGTAGTCAAACTGCATGTTAAAACTAAAGAACGCTTTACCCATTGGTGCTAATAGATAGTCATCTACGTTCTTTACAACATTACGGATAGAACCGTTAGCTGCAGACATAAGCATAGATATACCGGATGCTGTACGTCCTACACCCTGTATGCCTGTTTGACCATGAGCAAAGGACGGAAAGCCTGTACTCTCGTCAGCTAAAACTCTAGCTTTGTCAAACAACTGCATATTCTCTCCTGCCACGTTTGGAAACTTTGTGCCGAAGATAGCCTGTCCTGGAGCACCTCCTTGTCTTCTGAAGATTTTTCCTGGGTAAACACTAAGGTCTTGTCCTGGAACAAGGTTGGTTTCATCGACTTCCATTATCAAGTTACCACTCAAGGCTGCGTTATCAATAGCCATACGCATAAAGCCGTTCATCAATGTCTGTGTATCGTCCATGTTCTCTGCTATACCCACACCAAAGAAACTGTATGGATTGTGCTCATAAGGCACAGCATAGTAAGGTATCCTTACAGGCTTGAATGGATTAAGTACCATTCGGAGTACGTGACCTTGACAAACCCATATGTTGCAGTTTATCTGTTCTAAGTCTTGTATGTCAGCAGGTATGTCTACACCATTCTCCTGAAGTATCTCTGAATCTACGTACCCCCAAAACTCTAGAACCTCGTATCGTTCTGTATAGTTTTCAATAGCGTAGTCTTTCATGTCGTCTTCCCAATACTTCTTATCGTATTGAGCACCCATATCAAGACACTCTTCTATTGCTTCTTCTCTAAAGTAAGGTCTGTTTTTGAGATTACGCATCTGTGTTTTAGATAGCTTATGTCTTTCTACACAGTATTCTGCTTCGTCCATGTTATGTGCATCAGGATCAGGATAGAAGTTCCACATAGATACATGGCTTGTAGAAGGCACTGTTTTAATTAGTGGGTCGTAGTCTCCCTCTTCTCCCCAATTAGGATACTCCTTATCAAGGGCAAAAGGTCCTTTCATTATACCTGTACCAAACAATGCCATTTCAAAAGCTGTGTTACGTAACTGTTTGTTTGCTCCTGATTCTTCTAGCTGATCGTGTATCTTTTTTTCCATCTTCTTAGCTGCAACCATAGCAGGATGAAAAGTAACAGTCGTGTTTGTTGTACCACTACCCTCTATAATCTTTTCAGATACACCATTTAGTTTATTCTTTTCTGCACCTAGTCTGTTCTGTAAGTCTTGTAGCGTTTCTCCTGGTTTTAACTTACCATCAGGTGTAAATAAAAAAGGCTCTGAAGGTTTATCTCCAAAAGCCTGTCGCAGTTCATCTTGACCCTTCTCTGCGTTAGGGTCTATATTTATATGCACCGACTCAGCTACACCGTCAGGCAACTTCGTTGGATTTACCGTAAGAGGAAAAGAAGAGTTGCCAAACAAAACGTCAATTATTTGACCATACGCTGCAAGTGTTTTTGTTTTAGTTACTTTTACAAATACCCTTGACTTTTCTGTTTCTGTAAACTGTACATCAGGACCATACAATCCTCTGTAGTTCCTATATGCCTTTAACCATCGTTGCTCGTCTTGTTGCCTTACATCTTCTGCTCGTTTAAATCTATTATGTACAAAACTTACTACGTCACTTTCTGATCTTAGTGCAGGATCGTTGTCCTGTATTACTGACACTCCATCGGTGTCAAATGCTACTTCATTATCTTCTGCCATATTTAGTATCCAAAGTTAGGATCAGCGATTTGAAATCCTGTTCGCTGATTCACAGGGTTATAGTCCCATATAGAACTTCTAGGTCTTGTCATTATGCCGTACCGTAGTGCATCGTACATGTGATCCATTGCATTTGTGTCTACGTCTTCGGAGTTTTTCTTGTCCAAGGGTAAACTAGGCAACTGAGATATAAGGTTTGTGCAGTTATTAAATATAACAAGACGAGGTTCTTCAGTATATTCATCGACTTGTAGTCGTCTGTGTAATTCGTTTTTTCCTGCAATTCTACTTCCTCTGCTTCTATCTGATGGTCGCCACTTACAACCTCTTACTATCATTTGCTCTGCTAGGCTAGGACCAGTGTCGCCCCTTTTGTGCCATAGAGAACTATCTAAAACTCCGTACTGTATCGTGCCATCTTCAGCTTCTAGCTCTAGTATTCTGTCAGCTAAGTCTACAGCTAAAACTTTTGACACCTGTAGCTCTCTATACACGACAAGCTGTTCAGCAGGTGATACGGCTAACCACACTACAGCAGAGTAACTTCCGTATCCATAGTCACATGCCCTAAACTTTCTCCAACTAGACGGTATCTTAAAAGGCTCTACTACATGTTTTGTTCTGTCGAACTCAGGAAACGCAGCACCTTCAGCTACATCCCAATTACCTTCTAGCAGTTGCTTTCTTTGGTGCTCAGGTAGAGACAGTAGCATTGCCTCATAATCGCCTGATTCAGCTAGATAAGGATTGTCAAACAAATTAGCAGGTATGAAGCGTCTTCTAAAAAGAGGTTGCCCCTCTCTGCTATGACCTTGTGGAAATGTAATAACATTACCTGTTTCTGCGTCTGTTGCCCAAAAAGAGTTATTTGGAGGTGATGGATCTACGAACATCTTTTTTACCCATTGATGTCCTGCTCCCCCAGGGTTAGTCGTTGCCCTCATGTACAGCCCTAGCGATTGGTCTGCACTTCTTAGTCGTGATCGCATATAGTCCCAAGCATACGGTGTTGACCATTGCGTTAACTCGTCAAACCCTATCCAATTAAATGCCTGACCTTGATATCGCATTACGTCTAGGTCACGATCTAGATAGGACATCCACAGTCTGCCCCCCTTAGGACTCGTCCACTGTGACTTTCTTTCTGACCACTTAATCCCAGGAATAGCTTTTGGATATAACTCCTGCGACTTTTGTATCAGTTCTCTTAGCTCCTCCGTTGTGTGCCGAACTAGAAGTCCACTGAAGTTTGGGTTATCTAGTCCTCTGAGTGGGTCAGCTAACATGGCGAATGATTTGCCACCTCCTGCTGCTCCTCCGTACAACACCTCTCGTTCTGATGAGGCTAAGAAATCCGTTTGAGGTCCTTCGTTTGGTTTGAACAATACGTCTTGTTCTTGAACCTTTTGAGGCTTTACCTTTATTTCTATTTCAGGCAGTTGCTCCGTTTGAGGTATAGCTTCCGGTTCTTTCGGTTTCAATCTTCTCGATTTCTTTGATCGCCTTTTCGAGCCTTCTGGTAAGCTCCCTCTTAATCGTAGCTGATTTTTTACGTCTGCGTTCAACTTGTATTCTCTTCTTTAAACCCATGTGTGATATATAACGTCCTGCCTCTTTGCTTAACCAATTTGCTACCTCTCTGTAACTATACTGTTGTAGGTGACTCTTTGCCTGTTCTAATGCGTCTAGTTCTTCTTTAATGGGCAGAAGAAAGTCTTTATCATTGGGGTCTTCCTTATAGCCAAAAGGAACTGTCCTTGCAACTCTAGGTATTCTTTTCCACTCCTTAACCTCAACGTCAGGTTTAGGTAAAGTCCAATACCCTAAGTCTGTGCTATTCATTCGTTCCTTCTTTAGCAGGAAGTACAAACAATCCGCTAGAGGACTCTACGTTTACCTTCTCTGTTTTAATCAGCCCTGCTCTATCTAATAAATCTTTAGCCGCAGTCATCTTATCTCGTATGCCTAGCTCTGTGGGATCAATAAGTGCGTTGCCCATTGCCATCGCAGCCTTTGGTGCAACGTAAGCCATATACTCTTTAGTAGCTTCCATTATCTCGTCCTTCAACGGTTTAACAACTTCAGACAATCTTGTTTCGTCAGAGTACCCTGCCATCTTCTTAGCTTGTCTAGCATCTCCCCCTGCTTCATCAAACAAGGCAGCTAAAAACTTTTGTTGTTTTTCAGTTAGATTTTTTGCCATCTTTTTTCTTATCCTTAAATGCAGACTGATTATGTCTTGGATCTTGTGCTTGTTTCTTTAATACTTCTTCTATCCAATTACCATTATCGCCTGTTTTTTCGCAGAACACGCAATGAGTGCTTCTATGTTGATGCCCACATATTTCACATGTTACTAGCTTTGCTCCTGCAATGCTGTAAGGACCATGCCTATATTCTGGCATCCAAATTCTTTATATCGTGTTCCTTGATAAATTTTCTAACATTCTTTTCAGGAACGCACATAACTTTTTGAATAGGTCGTCCATTATACTGCTTCGTTAACGCTTTTACAATAGGAATCGGATTGTCTCGTATAAAGTCTCGACACTCCATTGAACTGTGGAAGTGACCGTGTTCTTTCGGCTTTTCAAATATATATACATCTTGCGTCCCATCCGAATGGACTCCCAACATTATTGCAACAATGAACCATGTTTCTATCATTTAGATTTTTTCATGCCTTTAAGCGTAAATTTTGAATCTTTAACGGCAACACCTTTTTTACTTCGTCCTGTTTTAAGAGATCGCATAATTATATCTATAAGTTCAGTTTTTTTTAAACTTATAAGGTCTTTTTTTGACGGTTCTCCTGCCATAGTTATCTCCTTTTATATTTTCCTGTGTGCTCTTGTTTTCTTTGCAATTCTTTTGGGTTGCTTAACAAACTGCTTTCCCTGTTTTGTTCCTTTTCGTTTGGCTGCCGTTGTGGCTGCGTATTCTTGAGGTGATAGGGCTTTGATTGCAGATGATGGAAGATAGCGTTCTCCTGTTTTTCCACTTGGCTTACCACTTTTGGTTCTCCACTTCTGTTTTGTCCATGATTTAAGGCTTCTTTGACTCTTTGCAAGTGCCATTATCTGTACCCACCGCCTTTAGCCTTGTACTGCTTGGCAAGCATCTGAGCTTTTCTGGCACTCCACTGTCCTGGCTTACCCCCCTTAGAACCTGCTTTAATTCTGCCAAACAGGTTCTTTCTCATGGTGGGTTTAGTATAGTTTCCTGCTTTATTTACAGTAGACTTTGCCATTACTTCTTCTTCTTTTTCATCATGCCGCCTTTAGCATAACCCTTCTTCTTCATGCCACCTTTGGCATAACCTTTTTTCTTCTTCATCATGCCGCCCTTAGCCATCTTGCCTTTTCCGTCCATAGCAAATGCAGGGACCATCTTTCCTGTCTTAGGGTCTTTCTTCATAGGCATCTTTGCTCCACCACGAGCCATACCTTTTTTCTTCATCATTGGTTTCTTCTTCATTGCCATAGTCACTTCTCCTTTTTAGCGTATAAATTATCGAATACTCTTTGGGTGTCCCACACGTATTCTGTCTCTTGTTTTGAATGGAACACTCTTTGATTAGGCATAAAGTCTGGTGCTCCTTCCCCTGTTTCAAACCATGCAGGGTGTGTTACTCGTACTCTATTATTAGGCAACGCAACAATGTTACCTGTATAATCTCCTGCTTCCATCAACTCTAACACATGACTTTGCTTGTGTTGAGCAGGGTCGTCAGCTACTTCACTGTCTGTATAGTCTACAGTAAAGTAATACTTAGCAGGGTAGAACTCTCCATCTATCTTGGCTATCCAAGGAGCAGGAGTAGCTCTATTCAAAACGTAGACCGAATGCTCGTGAGACATACAGTCCCAAGGCTGTGCTACGTATGGTGGCATTTCTTTCGCCCATTTCTCAACAGGTGTGTCGCCTACCAATGCTGTGATGGGCATTCTCGCCCACATTGCTCCACCGTGTACGTTAGGTTCGTCTGTATCATCCGATTCGCACCCTGTAAATATTACCTGAAAGCTTAAACTTCGGTTTGGCATACTCGTTACTGCTATAACCATGCAGTGTAGGAACTCACCATGATACTTTGTAAAGTTACACGTATATTCTCTTCTTACCCATGCCTTAAAGTATGGGATGTTACTCTGTAAAAACGCCACTCGTTACCTTTTTTTGTTAGTCTTCTTCTTTTTCTTTTCCCCAATAGCAATCATTACTATAAAAGCAGGTTTTTTCTTCTTATTATTCTGTACTACCTTCTTTTTCATGCTACCACTTTACCTTATCTGCCCAATATGCGGCTGACATCTTGCCTTTTGCTATGTTTTTACCGTGTCGAGCCTTAAAACTCTTACGTTTATTCTTCATTCGTTGCGATTCACCCTGTTTTGGTGCTCCTGCTGTG